AACTGGAGCGTAGCGGTTATGTCTACCTCGCAAGTGCGGTCTAATGGATGGACCGGAACCGCAGTCGATGCGCGGACAACAATGCGCGGAAAGCTCGGCATCTGGTCCTCTAAGTCTGGATCTGCAAACGCACCGTGACCATAGCTTGTGAGACAAGTCGGAGTGCCAATAGGAGACGCTGACCAATCTTCAGCGGCCAGCCAGTCAACAAGAGCGCGTTCAGTGCGTAGAGCTACGGCGTTCATGTTACTGTGATTCCTTTGGATTCAGACCCATCAAAAGCAGCTTGCAGTGCTGCTGCAATGTGGTTTTCAAGCTCACGGGCTTCATCGTTGTAGGCTTGTTGCATTGCTTTGCTGTAGATTCCTTCGACGGTTCCAACCTGATTGTCGGCCAATCCAATGTTCATGCGGACATGGCTGGATGGATTAAATCCGGCTTTGGCGTTGAATGCGTAGGCGGAAGATCCTCGATGCATCGCTACATTCTCCTGCGGCAAGCCGTATTGATTGGCAAGATTGATTAACGCAGCGTTTCCTGCTACGGACTTAACACCGGCAGATCCCTTTTTTGCGCGTCGAGTTCCGCCAAACTGCTGGAAGGATGGTGAAAGCTTTTTGATAGCTTTAGTCACGCATGACTTGAGGTATCCAACAGAACCAGCAGCGCGTCTGCGAAGCTTTCCCGCAGCGTCACGCATATCTTGACCGTAGAGACCGGGTTTTCCAGCCTTCGCATTCTTGGCTTGAGCAATTAAGTGGACCACTCGCAACTGTCGAGATTTACCCACTCGCTTGCCGGTCTTTTTATCAAAGCGATCCGCTCCAACTGGTCTGTTGAAGTAGTCCAGAATCTTGTTACGAGCCGCTTGGGGAGACTTTGGAGGCAACAAGCAGTACAACCGCAGCATCAAATAGAACGTGCGAGCGTTGACGGCATCAGCCAAAGATCTCTTTGTCTTCGGGAGGTACTCCTTCCACGCAGCATCAAACCTCGACGTATCGACTGTAACGGTTGGATTCATTTGGTTTTAGAGCCAAGTTCAAGAGCATAGTAAGCCCCAGATCCATCCCTCTTTGCGGACATAATCCGCATCTGGCGACCGTCGTAAGTGAGAAGGCGACCTACCACCGGAATCATCTTCCCGAAAGTCAGCAGCAAGCGGTCTGTGTTCTCTTGGAGGAGTAAGCTTCCACTCTCCTGCAGGAGCCGGTCAGCGTTAGCTCCAACGTCGCAAGACCAGACCGCAGCGTCAACGGTTACCAATGTTGAGTCAGCTAGTCGCCAGTCAGAAAACTTAACCAGCACTCGCGCTTGTACGTTGTCTTGGAATCCACCGGAGATAACCGAGTTAGCGTCAGTGATCGCAGCGGGTAGACAGCGTACCAGCACTCCCTGCCACAAGAACGATGGGTTTCCCATCGCGCTCTGTAGCACAGACATCCCCAACTGGAGACTTGTGGCTATTAGGTTCACGAAGTGAAGTAGACACCGGAGACCAAGATTCGGGAAGTGGCTTGAAGATGACCGGTCAAGCTGGAGATGTCTCCGTTTTCGTAATGGCTCAACTCGCAGTAAGAAGTGCCACCGACAACCTTACCAATGACAGCGGTCTTCGCTTGATTCGTCGCATTGTCCAACCAGATGGACACAGCAGCGTCGTATGTCGCAGCATCAGGAAGACCCAACCGCAGGTTTCCGGTCGCAGAACCACTTACCGAGTTAATGGTCAGATCAACGGTAAATGTCTCAACAAAACCAACAGCCGTTCGTCGAGCCGTGTTAACGGTAAAGTTAAACGTTCTACCACCACCGGAGTCAATCAGCGTGGGAACCCAAGTTGACGGAGCGGTCAGTGGGAGCGCGGCATAGATCTCATCAAAGTTCGCGTTCGCTTTGATCCACGACCCACGGAGCGTATCTCCGTTATTGTCGTTTGCGGTTGATCCGACATTGATGACTTGTTGTGACATATCAATCTTTAGGCAATGCGTACCAACCTTCGGGAAGCGTTATCCGGTTACTAGAGCGAACAGAAACGCCGTCTGCTCCTTTGACCCATACGCGAGCTTTAACGCTCTCAGCAAGCCTCACCGGCTCACCGTGAGGCACCATAACCACGCGAGAACCACAACCGCAACTAGCGATCAGACTCAGCAATACGATCCAGCAACTTCTTTTTGAGGTCTGGATCTCGTTTTGCATCTTCAACGGTGGGAGGTTTTTGAACGAAACTAGTCAGCCACTTGAGCAGAGCGGTTACGATCTGTTCGATAAAATTCACTCGGGCTTTTTGTCAGCGTCTTTTGCGGCAATGAGACCAAAGCCAATGGTCACAGCAGCAATGGTCGCAGCGATATCCAAATTGGTTGTAGGATCGCCATCAAACAATGCTTTGAGCGCACCGCCAACAGCGACGAGGATTGCGCCAACACCAGCGAGAGTAGTTTTCCAGTTCATTTTTTGAAGGTTTTATACAGACCGATTGATGCTGCAATAAAGGCTAAAACAGCGGCCCCAAGTTGGAACCACTGAGTTAGCTGAGGAATAAAGGAAACCGCACCAGCAGCGGCAGCGGTCGCCAGAGAGATTCCAACTCCGCTGCTGTTGTTAGTGTCGGTTTGCATTACTCGGATTTAGGTTGGGATGCTTCAGCAGCTTTGAACTCCGCATCCTGCCGCAAGAGTTCGTCGATGATCGGCACCGCAGTGCGAGCGACCTCGTAGCCGCTGACCTTGATCGCAACCTGTAGGTTTGCAATCAAAGCATTGGCGGATACGGGGTCGAGATTGAGAGTCAGCACTTGCATGGATGTCAGTTTGTCGGAGCGGTAGACCACGGCAACGGCAGCACTTCCGGCTCCTTCGGCGGATCAACCTGCCGCTCGACCTGAATAGCGAGGCTGCCCTGAATCGCAGCAATCATATCAGGCCCGATGTTGTACTGCACCCAACCGATGACGATGTCATTGGTCAAGTCAGCGTACGGAATGAACGGCACAGACGGGTCAATCGGCGTGTAGGCAAAGTTGGAATAGTCTGCCGTGTGGCCTTCGCCATCGTCAGCTAGGACGGTGTACGAAGCGCGGGTAACGACATCAGTCTCACCGTCGATGACGGGGTATCCGATGAGGCTGGTGGCGGTCCAAGTGTATGTGATGGGCATATTAGTGTTCTGTTAAGTTATACGTCTGCGTAAACAGGAATCTTGCGAGCGATTCCGTTGATGATTACGCGCCAAAAACCACAATTAACTGGAAGCACTCCGGTGCTTAATGTGGCGGCAGTGGTGAAGTAAGTATTAGGTCCACCGTTGGTGCCAACGTAGTAGCCTGCAGAACCAATTACAAGTTGATTGCTATCGGAATCAACTAACGTATCGGAATCTCGTCCCATGATAATGTTAGAAGAACCCGTTTTTAAATCTGATCCAGCACCTGATCCTATTCCAATATTTTGAGCACCAGAAGTCAAAGCACGAAGTGCTGCAAACCCAATTGCAGTGTTCAATTGACCAGTAAGAAGACCCGTTCCTATTGCATCCTTTCCTACAGCAGTGTTTCCATCTCCAGATACAGCAAATTCCATTGCACTTGACCCAATAGCGGTGGATCTAAGACCAACAGTGGCTTTAGCCGCATTATATCCAACAGCAGTGTTATTGTCAGTTGAAACAACCCCCGCCAAAGCATTCCGCCCGACAGCGACGTTGTTTCCACCGGTGGTGTTTTCAGTCAGCGCAACAGCACCGACAGCAACATTGCTATCAGCGCCGTTTTTGAGAAGAGCACCTTGACCAATCGCTACCGTGTAGTTTCCTACAAGGTTATTTTGTCCAGCATTAAGACCGATTGAGACGTTTCCTTGTGCCGATGTGAGTAGATTGTTAGTATTCTGTCCGATTGCTACGTTATTAATGCCAGATGTCAGATTACGGAATGTATCCTTTCCAATGCCGATGTTGTTAGAACCAGAAATCGCACTAGCCGACCGCATGGAGTTCTGTCCAATCGCAATGCAGTCACTAGCGGTAATGGCACTGTTGAATGCAACAGTATCTCCAATGAATACGTTCGACGAACCAGTTGTCAGTGCGCTTGCGGCAAGTTGCCCGATTGCAACATTTCCGCTACCAGTCATCGTCGCCGCGCTCAACGAATTAATTCCAACAGCCACGTTGTTCGCGCCAGTCGTCGAACGATACATCGCCTGATAACCAAGCGCGGTATTTCCAGTCGCACCGGCAGTCGTAGCGGCCAACGCCGTTGCTCCAACGCCTGTGCTGGTGCCGTCGTTGAGAAGGCCGCGAGTAATCTCGATGTTGGTGTTGGCGGTTACCTTGCCGGTGACAGTCAATGCTCCACTCGCGGTTGGCGAGGATGAGAGCAGATTGTTGACGCTAATGCGTTTAGTCGTACCAGATGCGGCCATTGTGAAGTCATTGACATCGACGATCGGAA